AAACGCCCAGTAGGTGGTGCGTACACAAGTTTAGATCCAGGATTTGGACCTAACGATAGCAATGCTTGGATTTATTCACGCAGTTGTTATGTACAAAACTGTACAATGTTTGGATATGCCGCTTACGGTGCTAAAGTTGACGGTGCGTTGCATGCCGGAGGCTACCACTCAATGGTTGCTAACGATTATACATGTATTATCGGTGACGGTATTGGTTGGATGACTACTGGATCTGGATCATTATCAGAACTTGTTTCAGTGTTCAACTACTATAGTTATGCAGGATATCTAGCAGATTTAGGCGGACGTATCCGTGCAACCAACGGTAACAGTTCATATGGTACATATGGTGTTGTTGCTGAAGGTGTTGATACAACAGAAGTTCCATTATACGGTACATTAAATAATCGTGCTAACCCAGCACTTATTTCAAACGTTGTAACTGACGGAGTTGGCCAAGTTTATCGTTTAGAATTCGAAAACGCTGGATCAAATTATACAAGTAGTGTAACAAGCATTAGCGGATCAGGCTATAATGCGGCTGTTTTCCAAGATGAATTCCGAGATGCGGCATTGTTTGAAACTCGTTTAATTGATTTAAATAACGGTAATGGCACTGGCGGATCTAGTTACGTAACAGCTACTAACGTTGCCCAAGGTGGCGCAATTGGTAATATTACTATTGCGGCTACTGATACTGCATTGTCAAATGCTTATTCTGGAGATCGTGTACAAATAGTTGCAGGTACAGGTGTTGGCCAGTATGCTAACATTTTATCTTACACAAACGGTACTAAAGTTGCATTAATCATTAAAGACAGTATTGCTCCTTATGCTATAACAGCTACTACTAATGCAACTGCTACTATGTCTACAAGTACAATTAATAGTAGTGGTGTATTAACTGTTGGTACAGTAACTGGTACTATTGCAGTTGGTATGTTCTTAACAGGCGGAACAATTGCCGCAGGTGTGTACATTACTGCTAATATTAGCGGAACTGGTGCAGGATCTACATGGCAAACTAATACAACAACTGCTCAAACAAGTACAACAATTACTGGTACACAAAATACATTGACTGTATCAAGTACAGCAAACATGTACAATGGGATGCCAATTTATTTTAATACAGCAGTTGCTGGATTATCGGCATTAACTTTATACTATGTACAAGGTGTAACTACTGGTTCATTTAGTTTGGCATCAGGTGCAACAATTACAACAAGTAATGCTAATATTATAGCCGTAACTACTACGCTTTCATCAAGTCTAAGTGTAACAGTTACAGCAGTATCAACTAATAATAATTTAATTACAGCAACTAATACGTTTGTTGCCGGTCAGGCAATAACATTCGCTTCAAGTTTTAATGGCCTTGATGCAGGTACTATATACTATGTTAATTCAACCAATTTAACAACTAGCGCCTTTTCTGTAAGTACTACACCATTTGCTGGAACAACTGTAACAATTACAAGTAGTGCAACTGGTTTAAGTAATACTGCACAAGGTGCTACGGCTGTATTTGCGGCTGGTTGGGACCATGTACTTCCAGGTTTTATCAGTGCTACATTTGGAAGTCCTTCAACAACTGTAACATATACAAATACATTAGATTTAACTAGTGCTTATATCATTGAACCACGTATTAACTATAGTGCTCCGGGATATACTGCTACAACTAGAACAATAACAAGTTCTGCTTATAGTAATGTAACATACGGTGCTGGAAGATTTGTAGCTGTTCCAACTACTGGTACAACAACAAGTTATTCTGCTAACGGAACAAGTTGGAGCTCAGGTGGAGCATTGCCAAGTAGTCAATCATGGAGTAACGTAGTTTATGGCGGTGGACAAGGTGCAACGGCAACAGCGGTAGTTGGCGGCTTTGGCGGCGCGGGTGCAGTATTGACAGCAGTAGTTGGTACTGGAACTAGTGCTACTCAAATTATTGCTGTGAACGTTGTTAATGGCGGATATAACTATACAACACCTCCAACTATTGTATTTGTTAGCTCAAGCGGTAGTGGTGCAACAGCAACATGTGCAGTTCTAAATGGTGCAATTACATCAGTAACTGTAAACATTAACGGTTCTGGATACACTAGTGCTCCTACAGTAACAGCAGTTACTAGCGTTGTAAGTAGTATTACAATGAATACATGGGGTAAAAACTATTATAGTTCTCCAACAGTAACAGTAGCTCAACCACAAGGATTAACACCAAGTGCTTATCCGGTAAGTGGTTCTGTAACCAACGGAACTTATTATCAAGTAGCGGCTAGTGGAAGAATTTATTTGTGTACTCAATCAGGAACTACAAGTTCTACTACTCCAACATTTGATTACACAACTGCTAGTGGTTATACAAACGTAACTAACGGCTCAGCAACATTTACTTATGTTGCCACACAAGCTAGTGGAACTCCAACTTACAGTAATGGAGCAGTTACAAGTATAGCTTTAACTATAGCAGGTTATGGATATACTAGTGTTCCAAGTGTTACAATATTAGACAGTAGTGCATTATTTTTAGCAATGAGTACTACTTCAAGTACTGGTACATATTTTGCTTATAATTTACCAAGCACACTAAGTTCTGCTTGGACAGCAATGGCAGGAACAGCTTATATTTCACAATTAAACTTGTATGGTTTAGCTTACGGCAACGGTACTTACGTGGCAGTAGGTGGAGCAAGCGGAACAGCAGTAGCAGTTTCTACAGCTAGCCCAACTAATTCAGGTAACTGGATTGGAAGAACTATAACTGCTTTAAGCACTGGTTATTACTCATCAGTTGCATATGGTGCTGGCGGTAATGCAAGCGGAACATTTGTTGCTATTAACTATAACGGAAATATCACTTCGATATCATCAAACGGTTCTACTTGGAATGCTGGCGGCGTATTGCCAAGCACACAAAACTGGGTAAGTATTACTTATGGTAACAACAGATTTGTTGCATTAGCTTCAAACGGTGCGGTAGCATATACAGTAAACTATGGTGCAAACTGGTACGCAAGCCCGTCATGCTCAGGAACAACTGTTAGTATATTAAGCTCTGCATATACATGGACTAAAATTTCGTATGGACAAGGTGTCTTCTTAGCAGTTAGCCAAGGTAATGTGGCAGCAACAAGTCCAGACGGTATAGTATGGACTGTACGTGCAATGCCAAGTTCAACAAACTGGAGTGCAGTTGCATTTGGCAATCCAAGTAATTTGTCAAGTACAGTTATCGGAGCACAGCCAATTTGGACTGCGGTAAGTAGTTCAAGCGGAACTTCGGCCGCTAGCTTACGTACAGGTAGTACACCATTAGGTCGTATGAAAGTGGCTAGTAACGCAATTACAGAAGTTCGTTTTGTAGAACCAGGTAGCGGATATCCAAAAGGCAACGTTACAGCTACTACATCGAGCACTAACTTGATTACAGTTGATGATACTACAAACTTATCAACAAGTTTAGCTAATAATCAACCAATTGAATTTAGTGTAGCAAGTGGTGGATTAACAACCAATACAACTTATTATGTAATTGGATCGAGTGTTACAAGTACACAGTTCCAAGTTACTGCTACTGCTGGTAGTATAACTCCAGTTACATTAACAACTACTAGCCCAACCGGTATGATTTATACAGCAGGATCAGTAGTAACACAAGTTGATCCTAATCACGTAAATACCGCACCTACTCGTGTGCGTATGGGCGACGGTGCTTTAGCTAATCCAAGTTTTACTAATAGAGGTTTAAACAACTCTACAGCTACAGCAAGTACAGCTGGAGATGGTTATGCTGATTTGTATCAAAATTCAGCGTTCATCAACGTAAGCAACATTTATTCTATCCCAACTGCTGGTGCTAACGTACAGTTTGCCGCAATTAGTGGATCTAATCAATGGTATAAACTAGTTCAAGTTACAAACATTTTAGGAATTCCTGGTAATTACACAGCTACATTACAAATTAATCCTGCATTAAGTACACTACTTGCGCCTGCAAATGGTAACTTAATCACAACACGATTAAAATACAGTCAAGTTCGTTTAACTGGACATGACTTCTTGTACATCGGTACAGGTAATCAAACACAAACTAACTATCCTAATGTGATACCAGGTAATGCTATATCAGCTAACCAAACATATCCAAATGGCGGTGGGCGTGTGTTCTTTACAAGTACTGACCAAGACGGTAACTTCAACGTAGGTAACTTGTTTGGAGTTCAACAGTCAACTGGTACTGCTACATTGAACGCTAGTGCGTTTGCTTTAAGCGGACTACAAAGTTTGACATTGGGTAATTTAAGTGTTGGAACTGGATCTGCAACTATTACAAGTTTCAGTACAGATCCATACTTTACAGCTAATAGCGATAACGTAGTTCCTACACAAAAAGCTATTAAATCCTACATCACAGCCCAAATTGGTGGCGGATCGAGTACTTTGAACGTAAATACTATCACATCGGGGCAGATTTATATTGCCAACAATACGATATTAAATACATCAGGTAATCAAATATACGTAAGTAGTAAAATGCTGTTTACGGGCGGAGTAGACGGAGCACCGGTAACACTTGTGTTCTTTGGACAAAGATAATAATTTTGGAGAAATAAAAAATGGCTGGATCAGGAATTAAATTTACACAAGCACTTACATCTGGTAATATTGCAACATTGCAATCTACTTACTATACAGTGCCAACTGGTTACTACGGAGTATACAACGTATCGTTTACCAATACTAGTAGCGCCGCACAAACTATTAGATTGTATATTGGAGCAAGTACTAACTCTGTTCCAGTGCCAAGCGAATGTCTTGAATATCAAACAACTATAGTTCCGTTTGGAGTATTTGAGCGTACAGGATTAGTTGCCGGTGCAGGTGCTAACTTTATTGTAGGTAGTTCGGGAGGTAGCGGTGGTGTTGGTACATCTACTGGTGCTGTTAACCTAAATATCTACGGCATTGAAACATCAACATCATAATCGAGGTAAAAAATGGCACGTTATAATACAGTAAGCTCAACAGGAACAATTTCTGCAGGTTCTACAATCAATACTCCTCAACAAGGGCTTTATACAGAATTTACTGGATCTGGTGGGTATACCGTATACTTAGCAAGCCCGGTTACATATCAAGGATCTTCACAAACATTTTACAATAGTACAGTGGGTGTAATTACTTTGAATTCAAGCACAAACGGTGGTTACATTCAAGGTCCGGGACAATCTGGTACAGCTACAACTTATGCTATGCCAGCAGGATCTACGGCCACATTGTTTTCAGACGGTGCTAATTATCAGGTTACATCGTTAAACGGAGGCAATTTAACAGTTGGTACATTAACTGCTAACGGAACAGTTACTTTAAGTCCTACTGGTGCAGTTGTTACAGTAAGTCCAACTGGATCTACTGGGCAAGTTGTTATTTCCAGTCCAACTGCTAACAGTTCTGCAGGAACAATGGACAATATAAACATTGGTAGCACTACACGTGGTAGCGGTGCATTTACCAGTTTGGCAGCTAATGCCGCTGTAACACTGACTGGCGGCGGCGCGGCAACTGCGTATAATACATCCGGCGCGGCATTACTAGTAACTGGCGGCGTTGGTATCAGTGGAGCAACTTATACTAACGGTTTAATTAGTGCCGCAGGTAATATTATTTCATCTTCAACTTCTGGTACAAATAGTTTTTCTTCAACTGCACAAGGTACTAGTGCTAGCACAGGTAATGCTGTACAAATTTCTGGAGGACTAGGAGTTCAAGGAACAATATATACAGTAGGTTTGGTAGAAACATCTAGTATTGCATATAAAGAAAATGTCAATCCTATTGCAAATGCTTTAGATTCTATTTTAAAACTAACCGGTGTAACATATGATCGTAAAGATAATAAAAAACACGAAGCAGGTTTAATTGCAGAAGAAGTTTATAAACATGCTCCAGAACTAGTTGCATTAGATAAAAACGGAAATCCTTACGGAATTCATTATACCAAAGTTAGTGCATATTTAATTGAGTGTATTAAAACACTTCAAGCTGAAATTAATGAGTTAAAAGGTAAAAAATAATGGCAACGCTACAAAGTGTTACAATTAATGACACAGGTTATTCTCAGCTTCCAACAGGGAGTACTGCTCAACGCCCTGCGAGTCCTACCGTAGGTGAAATTAGATTCAACACTGATACTCGTGTAGTAGAATGTTATACTACCGCAGGTTGGCAAGCATACGACGATCAACAAACAGCTACTGGAGGCACTATTAGTTCTGCTGGTGGTTATACAATACATACGTTTACATCTGGGGGAACATTTGCTCCGACTTATACAGGTCCAGTGGATGTATTAGTTGTTGCTGGTGGTGGAGGTGGTGCAGCCGGAATTGGAGGCGGAGGTGGCGCCGGCGGAACCATATATAGCCAAGGCGTGTTAGTATCCGGCGGTACATCTTATCCAATTACAGTAGGTACCGGCGGCGCTGGTGGCCCTCCAGGACATGGTCCTTGGGGCAGTTCAGGAAATCCGAGTGTTGCATTAGGTATTACAAGTACCGGTGGCGGAGCAGGCGCTGGTTATTATGGCGGATGGAATCCAGGTGTTAATGGTGGTTCTGGCGGCGGAGCCGGCGGATACGGACAACCAAGCGGCCCCTGGGGCGGCAACTCTGGTATTCGTCCAGCACCTCCGGGTATTTCTGGACAAGGATTTCCAGGCGGATACGGTGTTCACTGGCCAGGAACACCTGCTGGTTCTCATTACGGTGGAGGCGGCGGGGGTGGTGCTGGTCAACCAGGACATAACTGCCTAGCTTATCCAAATAGTCAATATAACGATGGCCCAACTGTTTGGGCACCATATAATGAAAGTCTTTTAAATGGCAGTAGATCGGGTGGTAACGGTTTAGCTAGTAGTATAAGTGGCACTGCTACTTATTATGCAGGTGGTGGTGCAGGCGGTTGGCATGCTGGTTCTTCGACCAACCATAATTCTCAAGGCGGATTAGGCGGTGGCGGAAACTCTTATGGTCCAAGTGCTAGTGCTGGCAATCCTGCTACTTATTATGGTGGCGGTGGCGGTGGCGGAACTCACCCAGATCCAAGTCCTGGTGGCACTGGCTATCAAGGTATTGTAATCATTAGATATAAACAAAGTTAAGGTAAAAAAAATGGCAATATTAAAAAATGTAACGATTAGTGATGTAGGATATGAACGAATTCCGCAAGGAACTACTGGCCAGCGACCTAATACTAGTTTTGTTACTCTTAACAGCGGGTATGCTCAACCGTTAAGTATTGCTCGCGATGGATTGCAATTATACATACCTGGTATTTGGGAAGTATTTCAAAATCTTCCTGATTATCTAAAAGGGCTTGTATGCACTACAAGTATCAACGATGGCAATGGAAGTTTTACATTTTCAGTACCTATGGTAGTGTATCAAATATGGAATACAACTTGGAGTGTGCCTGCCACTGGATTATTATCCACAACTGTTGAAACTGGCAAACAATATGTTGCAAGTTACAGTAGTATAAATGTATATTCTCAAACTTATTCTGCAGGTACATATACTTTTAATAATACTAGTGCTATGTATTTTTTTAGCCCAGTAGCGGCACAGACTAATCCACAATCAACTGCAACTTATGCGGGTGCGATTAGATTTAATACAACATATAATGTAACAGAAGTTTTTAACGGAGCCGAATGGCGCCCGCTAACCGACAGTGTTACAAGTGCTACTGGCGGAACAATTAGTGGTGCAAGCATTGGTGGATATAAAATTCATACATTTACTAGCAATGGTACTTTTACGCCAGCTTATAGCGGTGCAGTAGAAGTTTTAGTTGTAGGTGGCGGTGGTGGCGGAGCTGGCCTAGCAGGAGGCGGTGGTGGTGGCGGATATGTTTATCAATCTAGTTTTCAAGTTGTAGGCGGACTTAGTTACCCAGTTGTAGTAGGCACCGGGGGATCTGGTTCGACTACACATACAAACAACACACAAACATCCGGCAATCCTAGCTATTTTGGCACACCTCAGAATCAAGTTATAGGATACGGTGGAGGGCAAGGATCTCATTGGTATTCTCCAAATATAGGATCCACTCCGCAACCGGCTTCAAACGGCGGATCAGGCGGCGGAGGCCCAGGTTACGGATATGCCAACGGAACACGACCAGGCGGCACAGGCGTAGCTGGACAAGGACATCCAGGCGGTTGGGGACATCACGGTAGTGGTCCGGCTAACACTCAGGCAAGTTATCCTCAACCTGGTATTTGTGTATATGGTGGCGGAGGTGGTGGCGGAGCTGGCCAACGAGGTTTTGATAGACAAAGTGTATTTTTTGAAGCCAAAGGCGGAGACGGAATGGCATCTACTATTGCCAATACAGGACAAACTTACTATGCAGCCGGCGGTGGCGGCGGCCAACATGGTCCGAGCGGAAATTATGGCAGAGACCAGAATATGGGCGGACTCGGCGGAGGCGGCTATTCGTACAGTGGCGGTCCAGGTTCAATTCAACCAGCGAACCCAACTAGCATTGGATCAGGCGGCGCTGGACAATATCACCCAGATACTTTCAACAGCGGTAATGGATCAAACGGTATAGTTATTGTTAGATACAGAAATTAAACGGAAAAAACATGGCAATATTAAAAAATCTTACAATCAATGATGTAGGACAACTGCAATTACCAGTTGGAACTACTGCACAACGCGGAGAAACTGGAGCAACTGTAGTTACTTTTAATACAGTAGGTTCAACTAACTGGACTGCACCCGTAGGTGTAACTTCTATCAGACTGCTTATAGTCGGTGGCGGCGGCGGTGGCGGTGGCGACGTTGGAGCTGGAGGCGGCGCTGGTGGCTTAATTTACTATGCAACCTATTCAGTTACTCCGGGAAATAGTTATCCAATTGTAGTAGGCGGTGGCGGATCCGGAGGGTCAGGCGGCCAAGCTAATGCAACATCAGCACAACAAGGCGGTAGTAGTTCATTTAACGGGATTACAGCTTACGGCGGTGGCGGCGGCGGAAATTGGTCAGGCGGCCTAGGTGGCGGTAGTAATACTACTAGTATTACCTGCGGATCAGCGGGAGGCGGTACTAGTAATGTAGGAACACAAGCACTAACTGGTAATCCAGGGCAAGGTAATAATGGAGGTATACCAGGATACAATACATCTCCTGGCGGCTTTGAATATGCTGGAGCAAGCGGCGGCGGCGGAGCTGGGTCAGTAGGCGGTCCGGGATTTCCTTACGACCAACCTGGCGGCTACTGGCCTGGAGTATCTACATATTTTACCAATTGGGGTCCGGGTAATGCACGTCAATTAGGCCAATCGATGAACGAATGGATGTATGGCGGCGATGGAATCAGTTTAGATATAAGCGGAACTCCTACATTTTATGCAGGCGGTGGCGGTGCAAGTTCCGATAGTGGATCTTATTCAGGCATTGGCGGAAAAGGTGGTGGCGGTGGCGGTGGCGTTTCTGCTAATAATCCAGCCACTTATTACGGTGGTGGTGGCGGTGGAACTAGTGCTACTACAGGTGGTGCTGGCTATCAAGGAGTTGTAATTATAAGTTACAACGTTCAAGCAGGTGACATACGTTATAATAGTACTACAGGATTTAATGAAATATTAGGAGCCAACTGGGAAACTCTTGGCAAGCAAGTATATACATCTGTAAGCGGTAATGTAAATTCTACCACAAGCGGAGGATACTCAATAAAAACATTTACAGGTCCAGGAACATTTACTCTAAACAGTCCAGGATCAGTAGAAGTATTATTAGTCGGTGGTGGTGGTGGTGGAGCAACTATCGCAGGCGGTGGTGGAGCAGGCGGATTAGTTTATCAAAGTCGTTATAGAATGTCGGCTGGAACTTATCCTGTTACTGTTGGAACAGGCGGCGCTGGAGCAACCGATTGGTATACAAATTCTCAAGGAAAAGGTAATCCTACAATATTTGGAGCATTAGAAGCACAAGGTGGCGGCGCGGGTATTTCTTATACAGCACCTGTATATAGTTACCGTAGTACCGGAATTGGAGACGGTGGTTCGGGCGGCGGTGGACCAGGCGGGCATCATGGCTATTACGGAGGTCCAAGTACAAGTAGAGGACAAGTTATGTCAAGTTACGGTGGTACTGGTACTTCTGGACAAGGATTTCCTGGAGGTAACGGAACTCATACTAATGGTTCAGGTTGGGGATCTTTTCCTGGGCCTGGATCCTTGCACACCGGAGGCGGCGGTGGTGGAGCTGGTTCACAAGGCGGATCAGTAACTAACTATGATGCACTAACTACAGGGGGTCTTGGATTATCTAGCGGTATTAGCGGATCAGTGCAATATTATGCAGGTGGCGGTGGCGGTGGAAATCACCAGCCAGGCGGATACCAAGCCTATGGAATTTCAGGGTCTCCAGGTGGAGGTGGCGGTGGTGGAGCAGGCGGCAGTTCAGGAGTTAATGGCGGCAGCGGAACAGCTAATACCGGAGGTGGCGGCGGCGGCGGACATCATAGTGGCCCAAACATTTCGGGTGCAGGTGGATCCGGAGTTGTAATTGTAAGACATTTATAAAAGATAATTAATTTATGCCACAATTTAAGTCAAGTAAAAATATATTTGGAGATTTTGGAGATGAAGTATGGGATAGGAACTGGGCAGACTCAGACAAACCTGTACTTCCTCCAAATCCCGATTGGACATATGATCGTATTCTTCAATTAGAAGATATAGATATCTGGGAAGTTATTATAGAACGAGGCGGCGCAGTAGCATTATATGCCGCATGGTGTCCTTATGCAGAATATTATCTAGTAAGATATGGGCCTGATCATATGGAGGCATTTTATGGCCGAAGTGTTCGCCCTCAAGTGAAACAATTTTTTGACCAAAGAAACATATGGTGTCCAGAACCTCATAATATGAGATATCTAGACAAAGTTAATAATATGCATCTTGGAAAGATTGGTAATTTTACAGGACGTAAAATTTATACTTAAATATACGTAAAGACCACTATTATTCTACGATAGTTTTCTTGACTGTATCTATGAGCATGTAGCTGTTTTTCAAATGTTACTGCGGTATTTTTAACACACGGTACTTCGTGTGTTAAATTAAAGTCGTCATCAAAAAATATTGTATCAGTTCCAGGAACAGTAGTCAAATACATAATCCAGTTACTATGAGGCCAGTCGTGGTCGTAATGTGGAATAGCATGATCGGCCGGTGCGCTAACTGTAAAATTTACACATGCTCTGTAGATTAAATTAACTTTAATATTATTTTGATCACACCATCTTTTAAAAATTTGATGGAAAAACTTATAAGTTCCGTAATCTATTATTTCACCAGGTTGATTTTCTTTATCGCTTCTTCTCATCAAAACATGAGTTAAAAAATGGCTATTACATACACTCATTGTGCCAGGATAGGTATAACTAGGATCGTGAATTGTTTGTTGATCTTGACTATACCAAGAAAAACTGTTGCTTAATATTTCATTGTCGATAACTGTTTTTTCGTATTCGCTTAGTTCTACAATATTTTCTATTATTTTCATTTGCTTGTATCCAACATAATATTACCACTAACACTAATCCTGTAGTCATCTGATGTGTAAAACGGATACACGGCATGCATTAGTTTAGAAGGAAATATAATAATATTATTTTCATAACTTTTATCGACATTAATAGCTTGATTTGCTACCTGTCCTAATGCACTTACGTAAACAAATTCAAATATACTAGTTCTATTTTCTAAAGGATTATTAAACTTACCAGGACCTTGTGCAAATTCTTCTTTTAAATCGTACGGTATTTGTAACCAAATAACAAAACTTAATACTCCTTTATGATTATGTAGCGGATTAAACTCATGTTTGGCTTGAAAATTCACCCAGGGATTTTTCATGCATAGCGGAACTGGATCCGTTAACATTGCAATGTCGCTAAAATAATTAAATTGTTTATCGTATTCAACTGCTAGATCTAATATGTATCGTTCGAGTATATCTGCCGATTCTATTAAACTATACTCATGCTTTAAATGTCCAGCTAAAAACTTATTTCTAGGAATAGCTTTTGTAAAATCTTGTTGTATTGTGTTAATTTCTTCCCATAATGCTTTACTGACCTCAGAAGGAATAACATCTTGTACGTAACCTAAATTATATAATTCTCTTTTTACCATTTTAGTCTAATGTTTTAAAAGTAATGTTCAATACTATTCTGTATTCACTATTTATAGGGCAACTACTACTGTGTAAATTAAGTGCATCAAAAATAATTACTTTGCCTTTCTTCGGAGATATCTGTCGAGTTATACTAAAATTGCTATAGTCGAATACTGGAGCAGTTTTATTAAACATATAAGTATCACCGTCGCTTTCGTTTACATAATATATTAATGATTTAACATCCTTTAAGTTACTATCAGAATGCGGATAATGATACGAACTATCATTACTTTTATGCAAAAAATTAAATTTTGCACGAAGAATATATATATCTTTTTTAAAATATTTTGCTAGTGTATTAACAAATGGTTCAATTAAATTAAAATGTGGACTATACACCGATGATTCTTGAATAATATTATGAATAAATTGGTGAGGATTTGCACCATATTTGTAAATGTGTTGTTCCGTGTCAGCAAAATCAAAAACATCGTCAGGAATGACAGCTCCGTAAAACCAAGGAAAATTGATGTCCTTTACAGAAGCTTCTATTTGATCTTGATAAGATTTATCAATAAAGTCTTCAATTTCAATCATACTATTATTCTAAATATGTGATATATTTTTTAGGCTGATTTGGTATTTCTTTTACAATGGTCTGTGCATTAACAGTTAAAGAATTGTTACCAGGCACAGGTTTTTTGTAACCTATTCTCGGTCGTCTGTCTAATTTAAGTTCAGCATATGGTCCGTTAGCATCAACATAATGAAAAAAACCTTGTAAATGCCACGAACCTTCAGGAACTTTAAATGCATCTCTCCAATGTGCTAGATCGCAACCCCTGTATATTACAATGTCTCCTGCATCCATAACAACTTCAGAGCCTTCCATGAAAATTGGCCAACTAGAAGCATTAGGATTTCCTGCAATGTCCCAACCAAAACATACTGTTGTTGATATTTCGCAACTTGGTCTATCTTTATGTATTTCTAAAGTATCTCCAGGACGATATCTTCTATAATAAGAATATGTTGGATATAATTTTAATCCTGTGGCATTTTCCATTATAGGTAAAAATTGTTCTAATAACGTTTCCATTACAGGATCAGCATATTTGCTATGAGTTCCTGGTATTTGTCCTTCTTCACTCTCAGGATTAAAATTCTCAACCGAATCTATTTTTGAATAATCGCATACTAGTTTTAAAATTTGCGGGTTTACTATGTCTTTAATAACCACGTACCCGTTTTCTTTGAATTGTTTTTGTGTTGCAAGAATTGCTTTGCTAGCTAATTTATTATACTGTAATGCAACTTCATTTTGTATTCTGTCATTAATCTGTTTCTTATGAATTTCAACACGTTCTTCGTCGAATGTAAATGATCCTTCGCAACTAAAATAGTTATATCCAAAGAATTTGTCTAATTTATACCAAGCTGGCGGGTTATGAATTAGACCGTCGTGATCAAATGGAATTCCTTTACTATGTAAATCTCGCATTTCATGATAAAATCTATGAAATTTAAAATCACCTTGCAGTTGATGCGTACTACGTTCTTTTGCTTGTTTCCAAAATTCGCTATCTATAGTGCTTCCGCCATGATAATGATATCTTATAAATGTTTCTAAATCTTCAAAGTCATTTCTAATTGTTTGATTTAAATCAGTAACTGTAAATTTGTCAGATTTGATAAGATCGTAAAATGCACGAATAATTCTATCATACGTATAGATCCCAGTTGCACTTAATGGTTCAAAGAATCCAGCTCTATTACCGTTTTTACAAATTCTACCTTCCATTATATTATTTGCATAATATGATTTAAAAGAAAATTCATTAACTTCTTTAGCAACTTTTGCTTTAGGAATCTTAAGAAATTTTGCTAAATCTGCAATGGCTTCTTCTTTGGTGGTAATAGTATCGTTATACAAGTAGCCATAATTCATTCTAGTACTTAACGGCACTCCAAACATCCAACCGTGTTTAGTTGCATAATGTTCTGTGTAAGGCTCACCTTTATTTTCTGTCTTATAAACCACACCGTGATTAATTAACGTACAATCACTGATTGTATAATTGTCAAAATTTTCAGGAAATCCTCGGCAATCTACAATATAATCAAAAAGATGATCAGTATCGTCTACGGTTATAGTTACTTGTTCATCATCTTGTGTTACATTGTTTACAGATCCTTCTATTATTTTAAATTTCTGTGGCCAACGTTCTTTAAGTTTAGGAATAGCAAATTCTGCTAATTTGTGAGTATTGAAATGTATTGCTTGTGTACCTTCTATTAATGGAGCGTAACACGCATCTTTCCTCCAATTAATAAATTTTGTACCGTACTTTCGTGTACCATCTACATCGATTAAATTCTCTTCGTATTCAAACCCAGTGCCACTTTCTAAATTGGCTACAAATCCAGGATTGCTACTTTCTCCTACTCCAAGTATGCGAGTTTTTGGATCGTGTATAGATACAATTTCCCATGTATTATCCAGCCACGCACAAAGATGAGATAGACTAACAATTCCAGCAGAACCAATGCCAATAACTCCAACTCTTTTTTTCATTTAAAATCCTAATGCTGTTAATTTATTACTGTCCCCGATAGGTCCGTCAAACCAAGTGTTAAACGATAACACACATCGACTATTGCTATTTACACTAGTACCTTCCACGCTGTGAGGAATTTGAGAAGGAAATAAAATTAATCTTCCAGTTTGTACAGGAATTTCGTGCCAAGTCCAATTCCAAGGTTGATCTGCTAATAACTCTTCAGGGTTCTCCCATTTAATATAAGGTTGCGAAGAAGGGGTTGGACGGTTAAATCTTAAATTTGCAGTGCCTTCTGGTGCAGAAACATAGTATGCTCCACTAATAAAAGAGTTAGGATGTGAATGAGTAAAAACTTGTTGTGGTTGATTTTCGTGTTTTAAACACCAACTTTGTGTTATCTTTATTGGAGTATTACAAGCTAGCATACTAACAGCAAATAAATTAATTTGTTCTTGTAACCATGTTGTTAATTTACTATTTCTATTTTTTAAAATATATGTATCTGTAGTTTTTTTAAATAATCCTTGTTCACCTTCTCCAGATGTATAGTTTGTATTCAATAAAAAATCGTGATCTTCTTGTGGAATCTCTGGTATATCTACGATTAACACAGGAGTAGCAAATAATAATTGTAATGTAGCGTTCATTTTAACCTTGAAATATCTATTTCTGCAGAGCTCATTCTAGATCCAAACTTTTTAGTTGGAATAGAATTGACTGCTAATGTTTTTCTTGCAACCAGAGATTTATTAATATCGACACCGTGACTTAACCAAGAAGGAAATATAACTAAAGAATTCTTCTTAGGCGGAACATACCACTCATTCCAAGGAAATTCTGTATGTTTCATTTTTTCAGGGGAAACTTCCGGAGCAAATTGATTCATTAATTGACTCATAATTGCCGGTCTTAGAAATTTTAAACTTTCTGTATCACTATCATCTTCTTGAAAAAAGAAAACTGCCGATATCATACTGTTAGGATGATAGTGCGCTCCGTGCGATTCGTTAGGTTCTTTTATTGTAATCCAACTTTGAGTAATTTGAAAATTTTCAAATTCCCAAGCTAGAATATCCCCTGCATATTTTTCAATGTGTGAAACTATAAATTCTTTAAGTAGCTTACACTCGGGATTGTCTAATATATAATCATCTATAGATTTATTTCCATATTGCGATGCAAAATTATTAGGAATTAAATCATGAGGTTTATTTAAAAAATCAACAGCTGAGCTTATATCTATATCGCACTCTACAGTATATATAGGAGTAGGAAAAATAGCATAGACTGTTGCTCGAGTCATTTTAAATTAATCTATCTATAGGACGATCGTGAATCCAAGTTACTATAGCATATTTTGTACCAGAAGTTACTGGCAACGCAGTATGCCTAAATGCATAATTTGAAGGAAATAACATAAGCATCCCAGCTTCTGGTTTAATTTTAACTTTCTGATTAGGAAATTCAATATGTCCGCCTTCATAATTGTCGTTTAAATAACAAATAGCACTGATACATCTGCCCATACCAGTTCCACCGTCATAATGAGTTTTATATTCCTGGTCAGTTTTGTATTTTAACAAACTATAAGGTTCATGATGTAAATTTTCATTAATATCATATTTTTTAGCATACGGACCTAGCGCCGCTAATAATGCAAAATACATTTGATTATGTATATCTTTCATCAGTTTATTACCGATGCTTTCTGCTAAAAAAGAAATACCTAGATCAAAATTAGTTCGAATATCTTGTCGAAATCCTTGGCCTATAGTGTTTGCTCTAGACCAATTTACTCCTGATTCAGTGTCTGCACATTCTTTTTCTACTAAGGCAATCGTCTGATCTGGACTTGGCCAGACATTTTCAAAAATGTCGATGCATCCGCCTACTGTTGCATTAGGTTTTAATTCTCCGGGAAATAATCCTATCATTTTGTTTCCTCTTTATTATAAATGTTTTCTTTAAGATATCTGTATAAACTTGGTTTATTTTTGGCAGCGGCCATCCATCTTTCTTTACGTTCTTCTGTTAGATCATAAACAATTTTTGCACCATCTCTTACTTGTGCATCAGTATGATTAATAATTTGTTGTTCAAATAATAATTGATCAACAACAAAATAATGACAACCAACAGAAATCCAGTTAACGCCTGCCGTATCGCTAGACATTTTTCCGTTGAACATCTTGTCAACCATTAATGCCCTGAATCCTACGGCTGTATCAGGAGCATTGCTTGGCATACCAGCGGAATATACCCTATTGCCATTTGCTCGCCAATAAGGAGTATCGTCTCGAATACTCAATGCATAATGCAATCCAACGAATTCTGCAAAATTATTCCACATATGACGAGTGCTGGCATTGTATGTATCGATGTCCCATTGTGTAATAGCTGGTCTGTAGAATAGTTTTAACAATTTAAACAAAAATTCGTGTACTGAAAACAACCCATTGCTTTCTAAAGGTTCGATAAATCCGGCACTTAATCCAATTGCTACAACATTTTTTACAAAAGTTCTTTCATGAATACCTATTCGCATAGGGATATCTTTAAATTCTAATGCATCTACTTCTTCTCTAGTGCGAGGAACAATCATTTTATCTGACATTAAGAATTGTTTAAATTCTTCTTTAGCATCTTCCGGTGCAATAAATTTATCACTATAAACATATCCTGTTCCTAGACGTTCCCAACTAGGAATATTCCAAGCCCATCCGTTTCCTAATGCAGTAGAATTAGTAAACGGCTCCATTTCTGCTTCTTTATCTTTATAAGGCATGCGTGTTGCCCATGCACGATTGTTAGGCAATATGTCTTCATAACTAATAAAAGGTTCTTTTAAAAACTTACCTAACAGTAAACTCTTAAACCCAGTACAGTCTATAAAAAGATCTGCGGTTATTTTTCCACCGCTTTCTAAATGCAATGCGTCTATTCCGCGATCACTTACATCGGCATCTATTACAGTCTCCGGCAATAGTCTGACACCTCTCGGTAAACAGTATTTTTCTTTTAACCACAAGCCAAATTTAGTTGCATCAAAATGATAAGCTACGTCCCACTCTGGATCAAAGTTGTCAAATTCGCCGTATTTGTTTAAACTAAATTTATTTTGTTCGTATAATGCCGCATGAGGGAAAAAACTTTTAGCAAAGTCCTGAACTGGGGTGTTAGGATAAACATGTTTTTTTACAAACCACGCATTCATCCCGTCGGGGAAACCTTCTGTAAATGGTTTTCCGAACGGATAATGAAAACCTCCGGCATCTTTTTCATAAAAGTCTGTAAATTTGATGCTCATTTTATAACTAGCATCTGTAAACTCCATGAAATCTTTTTCTTCAATTCCTAAATATTTGCAAAATCCGTTAATTCCGCCTAAAGTACTTTCGCCTACACCTACTATAGGAAAATTAGGACTTTCAATTACAATAATATCTTTTTCTGGAACAGCTCTTGCTAGCATGGCTGCTGTCATCCATCCTGCACTTCCTCCCCCTACGATAACAATTTTCTGTACCGGTTTAATCATAGATTCCTCAAATGTTTGGAAATTTTTTCAAATGTTCAGCAGTTGCTTTTAAGTGGTCAAGTAAAAATTGATTTGATATATGTTGCGGAGTAATACTTGCAATAATATCATCTAACTTAGTAGATGCTTCTTCTACTTTAATATTTCCTTGAAATAAATCTACTTGAACTTGTTGAATCGCCATAGTAATTTCAAGAGCAAGGTCAGAATTTGGTTCTGAATTGCTTGCATGCCAATGGGCTTTTCTTAAATTGCCGTGAACTAACGGTTCGTGTAATGATTCGGGAGGCCCTACATTAATATCTGACATGGCAGCTCCTTAAATTGCTCTAAATGCGGCGATAGCTTGATCGAAAACCGATTTAGTAACTTCGTGTTGACAATGTTTAGCGATGTCACCTGCTTCTAATGCGTCGAGCATTTTCATAGCAATATCTTTTGTAATAATTCCAGCGGCAAAATTTTCATAGATATGTTCTAATTTTGATACTGTAAATCTTGCGTTCCATCCTTCGTAGGTCGATTTTGGACCGCACATTTGTATAAGATCCCAGACAGTAGGGGTAGGTGCTGTCGGAGTTGGAATACTATCATCTCTTGGTAAATCGTGACCAGTTGGATTTGGATTATTTGTGTCGTTTGGCATAACTGTTATCTCCTGAGAACATATTTATCTGTATTTTTACACGTAGTTTTAGATCTGAATCATTCCAACAAGTCTAACCATCCAGTAATGATATATTTTAATCCAGAAATTGGAGGGTTACCCCTATGTGTATGCGGATATCCACTAGGCCAAATTAGCAATCTTCCTGCCTTAGGTTTAATACGTTTGTGATAATAAATGAATTCAGTTTCTCCGCCTTCTTCAACATCATTTAAAAAAATCATTACCGTAACGATCCTACTAGAAGTTCCGAATTCAGAATTTTCAAAATGCCATTGATGAAATCCGCCACCGGGCGGTGTTCGTTGTAATCTTAAACCTGTAAATCCATGTTTTGCACATTGATACAATGCTTGGTATTCTTCCATGTATTGATTATAGCATGGCCAGAAATTCTTAGTAAACATGTCGAGACAAAAATGCGTAGGTTGAAGTGTAAAAACTTCTGGATAATACATGAATACTGTATCGTCTTTTCTTGCAATATTTCTATCTTTATTAATATTTTGATAATCTTTAGAATTTACAACTTTATTAAGTGATGACATTTTATCAAAATA